AAAGTGATACATCATTTTAATAAGCAAAAATAATAAAAATTATGAGAATAAAACAAGAGGTAAAGAAAATTATCCATCAGAACATAGAAGAATATGCCTTAAAGGTTAATAAAAGTTCTTCAACAGTTAAAAGATGGTTATACACAGACAACAAACAATTCAGAAAGAGAAAACACGCCCAAATATTATCAAAGGTAATAGGGCTTACAGAAGACCAAATTTTTGAACCTGAAAGTAATGAAATCTGAAGAACTACAAAAAGAATTGAGAGCAATTCGTGAGTTGCAAAGAAGAAATGAAGCGAATTATAGGGCAAATCAAAAAAAAATAGAAGCAAGATTATTAACCCTTGAAAAAATCACACAAGAGAACGAAAAAGGAGAGGTGGAAGTCTCCGATGAAATGCAGCTTCTTTTAAGAAAAGCAATGATACGAAGAGGTATCCCAATAGAAAAGCTCCCAGCGGCAACTGAGAGCAAGTAACATTAACTTAAAATCATTATCAATTATGAAAACAACTTTAAACAAACAATTAACGATGGCAAAGATAGAAAAAAACATGTCAATCACAAAATCAAGAGACTTTTTAAAGGCGTGTGAACTTATTGAGGCGCAGAACTTCAATGATTACGACAACGAAAACTACGACTGGTTAGGTTTGTTCTTCGATGAAAACAATGGCTACTGGTGTGTAGAATACGATTACAACGCTTACGAGTGGATTTTGACCATTGATGGCGACAAGGTAGTGTCTCTTGGCGAACACGACAAGTTTATAAAGAACTTCATAACAAAGAGAGAGCGAGAGAAGATAGAAGAACAGCGAGAAGATAGAGAATATCACGAGCAGAGAGAAGAGCTGTTCAGACACTATAACTACGGCATGATGTAATAATTTATAACTGCCACCGCCCACAATCTTTTTCATTGTATTCATAAATTAACTTAAACAGGGCGGTGGTTTTTTTAAAGTGACAATAAAATGAACACAGATAAAGAATTAGAAAGACTGCAAAAAGCAATAAAAGCAGTAGAACTATACAAAGGCTTCACAAAGAAAATAGAAGTAATGAAGCAAAATATGGCAGAAGGTGGAATCTTACCAAGAAGATACACAAAAGACTTCTGTTTTGCTGTAAACGCAAGAGACCGAGTAGAGAACTATTATAAAAGACTGATAAATGAAAACAAATTACAAAGAAATGACAGCCTTCTTGAAGTTTCTTAACAAAATCTACAGAGAATATAAGGGCGAAGAATTTAAGCCAACAGCAGAAGAATTTAAAAAAGTAAAAGAACGATTCACAACAAGATAAAAACAAGTGCTGTCTGAATTTAACACAATAAAAAAATGTTAGAAATCTGGTAACAGACAGTGCTTTAAAAACTCCCTGCTGCAAGTAATCTACCAAGAAAACAAACAAATACAGGGTAACACAGCCCAGATGCCCGAAAACTGGAAAACAACAGCAACGCTGGGCTGTTTTTAACTTAAAAATCAAGCAAAAATGGAAAATAAACAAAACATATTCAAAGCGATTTCAGAATTTCAGCAAGAAGTTCCAGTGATACACAAAGACACGCAAGGTTTCGGCTACACTTATGCTGACCTGCCGAAAATCTTTGAAGTAATAAACCCACTACTCAAAAAACATGGACTTGGATTCTCGCAACCATTAGAAGGCAAATCTATCAGAACAATAATCTTTCATATAGCATCAGGCGAAACGCTGGAAAGCGTGATAGATATACCGCAAGAAGTGGATTTAAAAGGAATGAACGACTTCCAAGTGTTAGGCTCTGCGATTACTTATTTAAGAAGATACGCTATATCCTCAATTCTTGGGCTGGTAACCGACAAAGACACCGATGCGCACGGAGAACAAACAAAAGGCAACAAAGCGCCAGCAAAAACACAAAACACTCCTGAAAAGTGGCTAAATGTAGGTTCGCCAGAGTGGGAAGGGCTGGTAAAAACCATAGCAGATGGTTCTAATTGGACGCTTGCCCAAATCAGAAAGAAATACAAAGTATCCAAAGAGACAGAAAAAGAATTAGCAACACTAAACATCACATAATATGACACCTATATCAGTAATTGAGTTGATGCCTTCCACCAGCGACCAAGTGAAAAGTTTCGCAGAGCAGGTAAAAGACCAAATCCTAAATGGAGATTATGATTTTAGAAAGTTTCTATATCAGAAAAAGCTCATTGAAAAAACATTTGAAACTATCAGTGAAGACAAGGAGCTGAAAGAATACTTTCAGAGTGAAATAGAGAAGTTTGGGAAAGAGGGAGTGGCTTTTAATGATTTAAGGTTTGAAATAGGCAGCCGAAAGACTTGGGAATATTCCAACACAGGAGATACAGAGTTATTCAGATTAGAGGAAGAAAAAAAGATGTTGGAGGCAAAGATTAAAGAAAGGCAAAGACTTCTGCAAACATCGAAAAAACCTTTTGCCGATGTGGAAACAGGCGAAATCATCTACCCAGCCTACTATTCAGAGAAAACCTTTATAAAATCAAGTCAAACAAAACAATGAAAGAAGAATTAAGAGCAGAAGCGCAGAAGATACAGGAATACCTTGAAATACACTGCTCGGATAATCCAGAGGAGATTGTAGATAGGATTAAGAATATATCAGTCTATATGGCAAGGAGTGGCGAAATGTTAGCCCAAGCCAAGAGACTCTACAATCAGAAGACCACATCAGCGATTGGAGAAACGATAGTAAACATAGCAAAACAGCAGTTCCTATCTGCCACAGCACAAAATGCACTGGTAAAGTCAATAGCAGATGAAGAGCAGTACTTGGTAGACTGGATAGAAAGGATTAACAAATCCTGCACTCATCAGATAGATGCTTTGCGAAGTCTATTGAGTTACGAAAAGGAAAATTTAAGATTAAATAAAATAGGTTACTAACATGGAATTACAAGGAACAATCAGAAGAATTGGGAAAACAGAAACCTTTGCCGGTGGTTTTCAAAAAAGAGAATTGGTATTGCTTACGGATGAACAATATCCACAGCCTATCAGCATAGAGTTTTTACAGGATAAAACAATGCTTTTAGACCAAGTTTCAGAAGGAGATAAGGTAAAGATAGGAATCAACATCAGAGGCAGGGAATGGACAAGCCCTGAAGGGCAAGTGAAGTATTTTAATTCTATCACAGGCTGGAGGCTGGACAAGATAGGTGCAGGAGCGAAACAGGAGGCTAAACCAGCACCAGTAGAAGATAAGAACGGATTTGAAGAAGAAGGAGACTTGCCATTCTAAATTAACAAACTATGTCTATAACATCCACAAAAGCATTTGCAGAGATTCAGGTAAAACTACCTGAAAGGAGAAGAGAAGTTTATAAGGCTATTGCGGAAAACCCTAACTCATCAATTTATGATATAGCCGATGTTTTAGGATGGAACTTAAACCAAGTAAGCAATAGGATAAACGAGTTGGTAAATTCAGGATTGGTAGAGAAAACAGGTTCAGAAATACATGGAAAGTTTGAAAGGGATTTGTTTTCTGTTATCACTGACAAGGAGAAGATAATCGAAAAGCAAAGACAATTATACAAAGGATTTACTTCGGTAAAAGCCGATTTAGAAGCCGATTATAATAATTGCAAAACGGAAAACGGAAGAAAAATTTTAAAAAATTATGTCTGCTAATGGCAGTATTAGCAATGGGAGCAGTAACTTATGCAAATGGAAGCGCAACTGCTCAAAATAATACTCAAGGCGTTACACAAAGCGAAGAATTTCCAGGTGGATTAGCAAAAGGAATAGATCAGAAATTTACTACAGATGGAAAGTTGCATGCAGAAAAGTTTTTGAATAAATTATTCAATTATACAGATACATCAGACAATTTCAAGATTCAAAAAGATAGTAAGGGATACTTTGTAACACAATACATTGATGAATCAGAAGAAAAAGATGGTTCTGGACCAACAAAAGAGGAAAAAATTAGGCTAAAATTAGTAAAAAATGTTTTTCTGACAGAAGTAGATGGTGATGGTTTAACTTATGCTTATGATACAAAACTTAAAAAGGTAGTACTTATAAATCCAGCCAACAACTATAGAATAATGTTCATAGTTGATTAAAAATCTGATTTTAGATTTTATTCAGAGCTTTATAACTTATATTTATT